TCGTCCTCTTTTTCCCCAAAAATGACCGAGACGGTTCACACAGGCCCGATGACTGGCGGAACAAATCAAAATGCAAACGGATAGTATAAAAAACAAACCTGCTCTTACAGGGGCTACCAACCCTAGGCTTCACACGCCATGGGTCGGCGGGGCTTCACGGGTAGATGAGATTGCAAAACTTGCTGAGGCCATTGGGCAACCGCTATTGGAATGGCAAAGACTCATCCTTTCCGACATGACGGCCATAGATGAGAATGGGATGTTCATAAAAAAGTCCAGCCTATTCATTTGTGCAAGACAAAGCGGAAAAAGTCACATGATCCGTATGCGCGTATTAGCTGGGCTATTTTGTTATGGCGAAATGAATATCCTCATAATGAGTTCGCAAAGGCAGATGGCATCTAAGTCTTTAGAGATTATGGCAGGCATCATTGAACGCAACCCTTTTCTATTGGCTCAGGTAAAAGGTGGCAATATAGATAAGGCATACAAGCGCACTAATGGCAATGAACGTATCATCTTAGAATCGGGTGCTGAGGTTAAGGTAGTTGCGGCTACTGTGGACTCAGCACGTGGTCTAAGTGCCGACATGGTTTGGATTGATGAGCTTAGAGACGTAGGCGTAGAGGCTTTAGATGCAAGTAAGAGTACGACCCTGACACGTCCTAATTCGCAACGCTTTTACACATCTAATGCAGGCCATAAGGAAAGCATCGTCCTAAACAATATGCGCGATAGGTCTCTTAGTAAGCCGCCTAAGTCAGTTGGGTATTACGAATATAGTGCCAATGATAATTGCGATATATGGGATAGGACTCAATGGGGCTTAGCTAATCCATCGCTAGGTACGTTAATTACCGAGGATGCCATCGAGGAGATCATCGCTACCTCAACTCATGCAGCTGCAATGACCGAGACACTTTGCAAATGGATTGGAACGGATACCTCACCGTGGACACCTGGCAGCTGGGAAGATTGTGCAGACCCATCCTTAGTTATGTCACCTGGCATGTATACAATGTTTGCCTTTGACGTTGAACCACATGCAAGACGTAATGCAGCCTTAGTAGCTGGGGCAATATTGCCCGATGGTCGCATTGGCCTAAGTCTTGTTAAGACGTGGGAATCTGATCGTGCCATTGATGAGCTAAAGATTGCTGCTGACATTAAAGGCTATTGCGATGACTGGATGCCTAAGCTCGTACTATTTGACAAGTACACAGGCCAATCCATTGCCGATCGCCTCTTTAACTCAGGCGTAAAGATTGAGGATTGTTCGGGTTCCCTGTTCTATACCGCTTGTTCGACCTTTAAGGATTACATAGATAACAAGCGCGTAGTGCATGGGGATCAACAAGCTCTTAATGAATCTATGGACAATGTGGCCGCAAAATCCAACGACCAAGCCTGGAGAATCATTCGTAAAAAGTCCAGCGGCAGCGTGGCTGCGCCGATCAGCATGGCAATGTTGGCGTTGCACCTATCTAAGCCAATGATTGAGGCCAAGATATACGCGTAGCGACACGCCGAAAGAAATCGGTAATGTGCTTGACAATTTGAGAAAATCCCACTTATGGGATTACTGGAAACTTTGGGCTTAAAGGGTAAGGCAGAGGTAACTGCCCAATATGCCCCTGCCATTATGGATAGCACTTACGGTGCTGGCATGTACAGCTATAACAGCGGCCTATCTAACTACGGTTATGGCGTTGCGATGGATCGCAATATTGCGCTGCAAGTACCTAGCGTTAGTCGCTGCCGTAATTTAATTGCAGGTGTTATATCAAGCATTGAACTAGGACTATACAAAAAATCTACAGGTAAAAAATTAGAATCTCCAGTATGGCTAGAGCAACCAGATATACGCCAGCCGCTTAGCGTTACCCTGGCATATTCCGTAGATGCGTTGCTTTTCTATTCGGTTTGTTACTGGCGTGTCACATCTTTGTACGCCGATGACCTTCGCCCATCTGGTTTTGAGTTCGTTCCTAATACACGCGTTACCGTCACTACAAATAAGTACGGCGATGAAGTTGAATATTATTCAGTAAACGGTGAACGTGTGCCAATGTCAGGTGTTGGTTCGCTAGTTACATTCCAATCATTATTGCCTGGAGTATTACAAACTGGCGGCCGCACAATTCAAGCCGCGTTAGATATTCAAAAAGCTGCATCTGTTGCAGCTGCTACACCGATGGCTACTACCATCTTAAAAAATACAGGTGCCGACTTACCTGAAGCGCAAGTACAAGGTTTATTAGCAGCTTGGAAATCGGCTAGAGCTTCGCGTTCAACGGCCTACCTCACTTCCACTTTAGAGGCGCAAAATATTGGCTTTAGTCCTAAAGACATGACCTATAACGATAGTAGCCAATACCTTGCTACTGAAATTGCGCGTTTAATGAATGTACCTGCATATTATATAAGTGCGGATATGAACAATTCGATGACCTACCAAAATATTTTAGATGGTAGAAAAGAATTTGTAGCTTATTCATTGCAACCATTTATTAGTGCAATTGAAAATCGTTTAAGCATGGATGATATAACCGCACACGGTAACGTAGTGCGTTTTGCAATAGATGAAACTTTCTTACGCGCAGACACCATGGCACGTTTGAATTCAATCGAAAAAATGTTAAACCTTGGCTTGATTGATATTTCACAAGCTCAAGCAATGGAACAATTAACGCCAAATGGATCAGGAGACACAGTAAATGTTGCACCTAACGTTCAATAATTCAATCGAGGCGGCAGATACAGAACGCCGCACTATTTCTGGAAAGATTGCGCCATACGGTGAGGTCGGTTATACAAGTGCTGGCCCTGTTGTATTTCAAGAAGGTGCAATCTCAATTCCCGATGCTACAAAAATCAAATTGCTAATGCAGCATGACAACACTAAGCCTGTTGGTCGAGCTACAAACTTTAGTGATGGGGCAGATGGCATTTATGCATCGTTTAAAATTTCAGGCAGCACCCGTGGACAGGATGCGCTTGTATTAGCTCAGGAAAATCTTGTGTCAGGCTTATCCGTTGGTGTGGATGTAACCGCATCAAAGCCGATGAAAGATTACCTGTTAGTAACTGCTGCAGTCCTAAAAGAGGTCAGCCTTGTGGAGTCGGCGGCCTTCTCATCGGCAGCGGTCACTAGTATTGCGGCGGCTAAAGCTGCTTACGAAGCTGCAGCAGGCAACAGCACAAAAACAATAACAACCAATACAACAATCAACACAGTAACTACTGAAGTTGAAACCGAAAATGAAACCGAAACCGAAACCGAAACCGAACCCGAAAGCGAGGTCGCTGTGACTACAGCCCCTATAGATAGCCCCGATGTGCCAGTAGATCAACCAGTTGAAGCATCTCGTAGAATTATTCGCCCATCCGTATTAGATAGCCAAACAGTTCGTACACCTATCACTTCAATGGCTAAGTACACAGAACACAAGATCAAGGCCGCCATGGGCGATCGCGATTCAATTCTGTATGTAACTGCTGCAGATGATTCGTTTACTACTAACCCTGCATTTAACCCAACACAGTATTTGTCTGAGTTCGTATCTAATACAAACTATGACACCCCAATGATTAACGCTTTATCTTCAGGCGTATTACCAAATTCTGGTATGACTATTTCGATCCCTTCCTTGGTCACTTCCGCGGGTGGGCAATCAGGCGTAGCACCTGTTGTAACTGTTGAAGCTGAAGCTGGCGCAGTTGCAAACACAGGTATGGTTACACAGTACCTAAATGGAACAGTTAAAAAGTATTCAGGTATGAATACATTATCAATCGAGTTGTTGGAAAGATCAGATCCGAATTTTTATCAGGAATTGACTAACCAATTACAGCGAGCCTATTCTCTAGCTACAGATGCTGCAGTAATCGCAGACGTAGTAGCAGGCGGCGTACAAGGTACTGCAGTAGCAGCAACTTCAGCTGGCATCATCTCTTACGTTTCAACAGAGTCAGCTAACATCTATAAGAACACTAGCTACTTTGCTAAGAACTACGTCGCTGGGCCATCTCAATGGTCACTTCTAATGGGTGCCACAGATTCGACAGGACGCCCTATCTATAATGCCGCGCAGCCTATGAACAGCGGCGGCCTTTCAACACCTACTTCGATTCGCGGTAACGTGCTTGGCCTTGATCTATACGTAGATCATCAAATGGTTTCAACAACTATTGATGATTCTGCTTTTATCGTCGCACCTGAAGCAATGACCGTTTACCGTAGCCCGCAGGCTTACATGTCAGTTAATGTAGTGAGCAATCTGCAGATTCAAATTGCAATCTACGGATTTATGGCAACAATCGTAAAGATGCCTAACGGTCTAGTTCGTTACAACCTAACCTGATCCACAAACCCTAATAGTCGGTAGGGCATTAGCCCTTTGCCCTACCGACCCCTACTAAGTAAGGAGTACCGAGATGGCAGCTACATACGTCACCGTAGCCGAACTACGTGCCAATTTAGGCATCGGTACTCTTTACTCAGATAGTACGGTCGAAGAGTGCTGCCAAGCCGCGCAGGACCAGATAAATAGTTTTCTTTGGTTTGATTCTGCGCCAGTCGTGGGGACTGCATTGGTAAGCAATGTTGCCACCGTGATGTTAGCCAACCCTGGATTATTTACTACAGGCGAAAGCGTGACCATATCTGGGGCTGGCGCAACATTTAACGGTACATACACAATTACTGCCACGTTGCCGTTTTCAACAGGTACTACAAATTTATTACCTGCATTTAATATGCAGTTAAATTATTATCAACAACCACAAGGTTATAGTTTTATTCAATACGCTAAAACTGCAGCCAATGAAAACTTTAGGCGCGTAGTGCCATCAGGTTCAGCTGTAGGTGCAGATACAAAGACTGCTACCTACGTTAATACAGCAAGCGTTAGACAAGCTGCGATGATCTTGGCCGTAGATATATGGCAAGCGCGCCAGGTATCTCAGACAGGCGGCGTAGGTTTAGACGGCATGAGTATTAGCCCTTACCGCATGGGTAATAGCATGATCGGCAAAATCAGGGGGCTTATTTCTCCGTACCAAAATCCGAACAGCATGGTGGGCTAAATGCCAACGCCAGCAATTACTACTCTACGCGCAACAGTTGCAGCTGCACTTACTAATGCTGGCGTGTGGAGTACGTTCGATTTTCCGCCAGCGACAATTCTTGCCAATAGCTGCATCGTGGCCCCTAGTGACCCTTATTTGGAAACCAGCAATAACAGCCAATCCGTTATCTCACCTAAAGTAAACCTAAAAATTATTTTATGTGTGCCAATGTTCGATAATAAAGGCAATTTGAACGGCATTGAAGATTTTATTGTGCAAGCGTTCAATAAACTATCTGCATCGGCAATAGTTTTTAATATAACAAGTGTTAGCGCGCCAACGGTGTTAAACGCAGCAAGCGGCGATTTGCTAATGGCAGACATGTCCATAACCGTACTAAGTACCTGGGAGTAAAAAAATGCCTGATAAAGATACAGAGTTAGCTTGGCTAATTAAAGTTGGCCAAGTAAAAGAAAACGCAACACAATCTAAAGCCACTACTAAAACAGACGAGGAATAAACAAAATGGCAATTTATTTAAATAACAATGTTGGCATTAAACTTGCCACAGCAGCCGCGCCAACAGTACCTAGTATTGACATCTCTAGTTATGTAACGGCAACTACTTTAACGCAAATTTTTGACGAGCTTGAGGTCACGACCATGGGCGATCTCAGTCATCGATTTACGGCCGGGTTACAAGCTGCAACTTGGTCGGTGGATTTCCTAAACGACTGGGCAGCATCTCAGGTTATGCAGACACTAAACGCGGCAGTTGGTCAAACTTTAGCCGTGTCAATGATTACAGTAAAAGGTACAGCTGTATCAGCTGCTAACCCTTCATACCAATTTAATATTTTGGTAAACAACCTAACACCTGTAGGTAGCGGTGGCGTAGCTGATGAAGCTGCATCAAGCCTATCTTTCACAGTCAATTCCGTTGTAACCGTATCACCTACGGTTGCGTTCTAACCTAAATACGAAAGGGCAAACAAATGGCAAAACTCAAAATAACAAGGGCAACTGGCGAGGTAACTGAGCATCAGATTACTCCAGCAATCGAGTACGCCTTTGAATTACGTAAAGGCAAAGGATTTCGCAAATCTTTTATTGAGGATCAATTACAGACCGATGTTTATTGGTTAGCTTATGAGTGCCTCAAAAGATCAGCTGTAACAATTCCGCTATTTGGTGCAGAGTTCATGGAAATGCTCACCAAGGTGGA